CCATCACCAATGGCCACCTTAAGATTTACCGCCGCGGTGTCCGTGGTGGTGGCCGTGATGCTCTTGATCACTGCATCATTGGTGCCAGCCGTGTACATGGTCACATAGCTGGTGGTGTCCGAGCTGGTCAGGCGCTTGCCCAGCACCTCCACCTCTTGCGTGAAATTTAGATTGGTTGATTTAGGCACCTTGATCCTCCCTGGTCTTTTTGCAATGGCAGGCCCTGCACAGGGCTTGCAGGTTTTCCGGGTCCAATCTCAAGTCTGGGCGCTTGCGGATGCTCACAATGTGGTCCACATCTCCCGCGGCCTTGCCACATCTCCGGCACAACGGCTCACGCCTTAGCACCATGAGGCGGAGCTTTTGCCAGGTCTTGTCATACCCGCGGGCATGAGTGGAGGGCCTGGTCACAGCCCTGGGCATGGCCGGGGCCGTCGTGCGGTGCTGTGTCAGTCTGCGCGGAGCCATTCACGCACCCTAACCCACAGCCCGCACGATCACCCAGCAAACAAATCCAATTGGACCGGCTCCTCCACCCCCGCTGAATCTTTGGGGTGCTGAAGGGCTAGCCCACACCTGGCCCGCTCACTCAGGCGCCAGAGCATGGACCGGCTGCCAGGAATGGCCGCGGATGTTTTCTTGCTGGGCGGGCTGTCCAGGTACAGCTCCGGGCAGACCAGCTCACACAGCAGGGCCCACCGGGCCACGGTGATCCTGGGCACCAGATCCGGGATGGTTTCCAGCCGGTCCTCCAGGTCATCCAGTGGCACCTCATCCGGCAGCTCATCCATGGCCACGGCCAGACCGTCCAGGATTTCCTCATCCCGCACCCAGAGCCGCACATGGTCCAGGCGCTTGGCCACCTCGGCAGCCGGAACAGTCCGCCCGTCGATCTCAAACCGGTTCATAGTCCTCAACCTCCACCATCACCCCGGCATCCGGCCTCATGCCATGGCCAAGCTCGATCACCACCCGCTTGACCACGGTGTGGTCATCACCGGCCAGGATTTTCTCCCGGACCAGCAAATCCAGCACCGGCTTGGCAATGTTGTCCAGATCCCGCTTTCGCTCGTTCCAGCCCTTGCCACGCCACGCCACTATCCGCACGGAAACAGGGCCAGCCATGGGCACTTTGGGCCGATGGCTGGCTGCCAGGGGATGGGCCACCTGAATCCATTTGGAGTAATTGGCAGATAGGTAGGTCCGCCCCCTGCCCCGGCGCCAGATGTGATTGACCGATGGGGGAAGGGGCAGATCTATTTGCACAAGGCCTCAGGTCAAGGGCATCAGGAGGGCCATGTAGCCCTGCCCGCCGATCTGGACGGGCTGCCCAACACCTGTACAGGAAAGACCAGCCGATTCCCCGGCCTGGCGCAAAACATCCATGAGGTATGCCGGGTTAACCGTCACGGTCATGGAATCGCCTTTCACCTGGGCCGGCACCTGCACCACAGCCTGGCCCTTGCCCACCCCGCGGGCTGTCAGGGTGATGCCCTTAGGCTGGATGGCCATTTCCAACCGCCGGGCCTCCTGGTCCGCGCAGACCGCGGCCCGCCGCACGGCCTGCACCAGCTCATCCGCCTGGTGCTCAAACTGGGTGGCCGGCTTGCCCTTGGGCCAAACGGCATCAATATCCGGGTATCTGCCCTCGATCAGCAGGGTGGACAAGGTCACCGCGGGCTTGCCATCCTCATCCAACCAGGCCACCGTCATGGTGTTTCGGTCCCAGGAGAAAACCGCCCGCTCATGCCCCACCCGCTCGATCACATCCACGGCCTTGTGGGGCACCGTCACCCCGTCAATTTTCAATGGCACCTTGGGCGGATTGCTTAGGCAATTGTCCCAGTCCTCATCCTGTTTGAGGTCTAGCTCAGCCACAGCCAGCCGGCGCCCGTCCGTGGCAATGGTCTGAAGGTTGGGCAGGTTAAACCGGAGCCGTACCCCGTTCATGCTGAACCGGGCCGCGTCCGTGCTAGCCGCGTAGCTCACCCGCCTGAATGCCTGGCGGAACCTGCCGCCAGATACCAATAGTTTCCAGGGATCTTTGCAGACCGGCATATCCGGCAGGGTTTCGGTTTTGCCGGTTTCCAGCCGGTACTCCACCTCTCCTGATCTGATTACGCATTCCGAGCCCACAATTTCCAAATGGACCGGGCCATCCGGCATGAGACGCAAAACAGCCAGGAGCTGGTGGGCCGGGAGCAGCACCTCCCCGGGCCCTTCCAGAATGATCAGCCGGATGCCGGCCTCCAGATGGATTTCCAGATCCGTGCCATGCACCGCGGCATCAAACAACCCCGGGCATTTCAGCCGGAGGAATCCCAGCTCCTCTTTCACCGGCTTCGTTGGCACCACCCCGCAAACCATGGCCACCGCGGCCAGTAGGTTATCCCGCTCTGCCTCCAACCTCATCACCCACCCCCTTGTTCCTGTCGGTCCTCATTGTCAAGAATCTCCAGCTCCAGGATGTCCATTCCCTGGCGGATCAGGGCCCTTGAGCGCCTGAGCCATTCCCTAGCCGTCCTGAGTCTGCTTGTTTCGACCAGCCTTACGCCTTGCCCCACCAGCTCCACGGCCTGGCTGAGGTGCTTCACCATTTCCTGGTATCGGTCCCGGTCCAATGTCATGGGCCAGCTCCTCAATCAAAAATTCCAGGCACCGAATGGCTTTCCTCAGATCCTCCACCCCGTTTTTGTGCCAGCATCGCCAAAGGTACTTGATGGCACACCCGTGCCAGTAAGCCATCATGCCGGCTTGGCCAAGCACAGCCCGCTGGGCCTGGTGGCATTCCAGCCCCGTGGCGCTGACATAGTGGGAAGGGTTGACCTTGTCCCCACTCATCACTCACCTCCCGGCAGCGGGCCGATGGGTCCAAGCTCATTGGTCACCCATTCCGGCCAGTAGGTTTTCCCCAGCACATCCACCCCGGTGCTGTCACGGATCAGGCGCCTAAGCCGGTCAATCTCAGCCCGCGCCGCTTGTAGCTCTGCCAATGTGTGGTTGCTGTCCCTGTCGCTCATCTCACTCCCCCGCATAGCAATTAATCCGTGCAATGACACGGCAAGGTGTCATCGTCTACAAAACAGAACTCTTGTTGGCTTTTAGCCATCTGAATTAGTCCCCTGTAGCTGGGCCGGTCGGACCTAAACCGCGCAAACTTGGCAGTGCCGTTATCCTTCCATCCGATAGCCAGCTCCTCGCGTGCAGCCCACCACTCCAGCAGTTCCGGGTTTTCCTTGGCTATCCGCTGCACTTTGTCGCGGCCCTTCAGGAAACAACCCACGCAGTTCCCCAAGTTGCGGTGGATGCCAAGCCGGAATTTGTGCTCACCCCAAAACCGCTCGACATCCTCTAGAGTGTGCCGCGCCCGAAACATCGGACAATCCACCTCGTTTCTCCGATTGTTGGCCTTAATCCGGGCCACACGGTGCGGTTCGTCATACCTTAGTCCCACTACCTCGGTGTGCCCGTCATCCCACCCCAAGCTGTCCGCCCACCGGTCAATGGTCCTGATTTTCAACTCAACCGTGCAAAACCTGGTGACCGGATTGGGCAGGTACTGCCGTTCCTCTATCAGAGTGTCAAATGGTTCGCCGTTCCGGCTGGCGGTTTCGTAGGTGACCTCCGCCCAAGTTTTCTTTGGACGGTACTCCAACCAGTAGACCTTCACACCCCAATTAGCTTCAACATCCCGTACAAAGTCGAGCGTCTTGAAATGCTCCAGCCCAGTATTGGCAAATGCCACTCGGATGCCACTGGGCAGCTTTCCTCCGTATGCCTGCAAAATTTGCCACAGCATAAACCCAGATGTAGCACCACCACTAAACGAAACTATTCCAGGTTGATCAATCTTGTATGGGCTAGCCATCTCACTCCCCCGCATACTCCAGCCCCTGAATCCTCACATGCCTCCACAGCCTGGTGAGGGCCCGCTCCTGAATCTGCCGCACCCGTTCCCGGGTGATCCCCAGCTCCTCCCCAATCTCGGTGAGGATCAGCCCATTGGCCCGGCCTTGCAGCACCAGGCGCTCACGCTCCGGCAGCCGTGCCAGCAGGGCATCCAATTGGGCTTTGACATCCTCGGATGTATCCGCCCGGCGCTGGTCCACTACCAGAATGTCCAGATCTCCCATGCGGCTGTGCCGCCGGTAGTCCCGCATTTCCCTGGTCATGTGGTGCTGGACCGTACACCACCCAGTGGATAGACACTTGACCGCATAGGTGGAAAACGCCCAGCCCAGTTCCGGCTTGTAGGTGCTGGCGGCAATGCACAGCCGGTACAGGCATTCCGATTCCCATTCCTGAAAATCCATGCCGCCTGGCGGGCTGTTTTTCCGTGCGTAGTCAAACGCCAAGGCCATGTTGGCCGTGACAAGCTCTTGCTGCTCTGGTGTCAGTTTTCTGGTGCTCATCCTCACCCCCGGGCCACAAGGTGCCACAGGGGTGCCACGATCAGCCCAGCTTGATCCCGCGGGCCTCAGCCACGGCCAGCATGGCCGCCCTGGCATGGCAGGCCCGTTGCTGGAGGGCTTGCCGGCTTATGCCCCATTTTTTGGACATATCCCCAAAGGAGAGGCCCTGCATCCTCTGGCGCATGTACAGCCGCAGATCCGCCGGCAGGGCGCGGACAAGGCCGTCCACCTGATCCAAAGCCCGGCTGGTTTCTTGCTGTTCCAAATGGGTTGGCTCTGGTGTCCGATGGTCCCGGATGTCATCCAGGCTGAATGAGTCACCAGTCTGCTTCATGCTGCCACCAGCCTTGATCTGCCTTTTCAACCGATACACCGCACACCAGCCATTCAGCATGGAGCGCCAGGCATAGGTGGAAAACCGAGACCGGGCCGGATCATAGCCCGCGGCAGCTTTGACTAGGTTGTACAAGCATTCAGATACCCACTCATCCATATCCATGCCATTGGGCGGATTCTTGCTGTTGGCAAATTTCAGGGCCAGCTTGTAGTTATCCTCGGCAAGCTTTCTCTGATCATCGGTTAGTTTTACTGCTTCCCCCATCTTCCCTATTCCCCGTGTAAATAGATAATAAAAATAATTAATTCAATAATTCATTCATTCAATACTGTTCTTCTGTTACTTGGTTACTTGTTCACTCCTCACTTTCCTTTGGCTATATACCTAAGGGTGGTATTGAATAATTGAAGAATTGAATTAACCCGCTTTGGCCGGTTTTTGCCGGCAGAAATACAGCAATGCCTTTCTTCCAGGCTTCGTAGATTCATTCAGCCGAGAGCTGATTTCCCCAGACTGGAGCAGGGCCTCCAGCACCTCAGCCCGTTCCCGCGGGCTGAGTGATTGGGTTTTCCGGCACAGTTCACTCCCAGTAAGCCCAAGCTGGCCGGATTCCTGAATGGCCCGGAGCACCCGCTTACGGCGCCCGTCAAATGCCCCATCTGCCACCCACTGGTAGGCCAGATAGATCAGCCGTTGGGTTAGGTAGCCTGCCAGCTCAATGGCCCAATGGGCCGCCTCGGCATCAATGTGGGCAGCCTCCCCCGGCAGCATCCGAGAGCAGGTGTGCAGTAAGGCCAGCTTGCGGGCCTTCTCAGCCCCTCGGCTCCACAAGGTGGCCAGTTGCCTTTCCTCCTGGTCTTGGGCCTTGTCACACCGCTCGTCAAACTCATCCAGGATTAGCCCGGCCTCCCGGGTGCTTGGGATCACCATGGGCCGCGGGTGCTGGCCCGCCAGGTTGCCCGTGCCGGGTGTCCAGTTGCACCACATCCGGACCAGCTCCACCAATTCCGCAGGTGGAGCCATCACTTTTGGCTTGCGCTTGCGGGGCCTGGTGTTGGGCCCCTCCCAGATCAGCACCCGAGACAGAAACCCATCCGCCACGCTGTCTGCGGTAAGGCCCTGGTACAGGCTTTCCGGCACCGTGGTGCCGAACAGCACCACATTGGGCTGGTGGATTTCAATGCGCTTGGAAATGTCGGCGTAAGCATCCCCCAGATAGACAGAGTGAGAGCTGGTGTAGAATTTCATAAAATTGGTGATGATGCCGGTAAGGTGTGGGGCCTTGTCTCCCGCGGCACTGATCCCCCGAAGCCACCGGCCAATCTCATCAATGAGCCACACCATGCTGGGCTGTTGGCCCGTGTGGGTGACCAGCCCGGCATGGCTGGCAATGCTTTCCCCGAGCATGGCCCCGGCCCCTGCCTGCCAGAGGATCTCTTTCACCGCAGACCGCGGGGCCTCTTTTCCAGCCCCGGATGGCGCCACCCCCAGGCTGTACAAGTTGGGCCTGGTGCCGATCTCATCCATCACCCGCCGGCCCGTGATCACGGACAGCAGGCTCAGGGATGCCCCCAAGGCCAGAATGGGCTGGGGCCTGTGGGAGCTGGCCAGCATGTACTCACAGGATGTGGCCAGCAGGCCCGGCACCTCAAGCAGGTGGGCCGGGAATGGGCCGGGATCAATGGGGCCGATGGCATCCGGCAGCTCTTCCGCCATCTGCCCCCAATGGCCTTCCACCACGGCCACGGTGATCTGGTCCGGCTCATAGCGGGAAATGGAATCGGCAATCCGCTCCACCTCAGACTCACACAGTGGCGGGCAGCACCTATCCTGGTTGGCCCGGTGCAGGGCGCTGGCAATCTCCCCCCGGCTCATGCCAGCCCGCCGCATGGTGCCGGCCAGCCGTGCCAGGGTGTAGTTGCGCTGACCATCAGGGATGGGGTTGGAATCCCCGAGGATTGGGCCCTGTGGCATAGCACCCGGCCCGCGGCCCTGGGCCAAGGCATCCAGCATCTGCACCAGCCATGCCGGTGGCTCCGGCAACCGGCCCAATGGCTCCAGCTCCAACCCGTCTATCCACTGGTAGGATTTCCCATCCTCCAGGGTGCTGGGCGGGGCCACGATGTACCCACCATTGGCCCGGGTATCCACTTTCTCAGCCAGGCGCCCGGCTGTGCTCCGGTACTCACGCCCAGCCGGTTGCCGGTACACATGATGCCGGCCCCCGCTTGGGGTGGCGGATGTGGGCGCATTGCACAGGTCCGCGGCCAGCTCAGGATTGGTGGGCCAGTTATTGTCACCACCATCCACATCCACCACCAGCAGGCCATCCGTAACCAGCCCGATGTTGGCTGTGGGTGTGGCCTCCCACCAGGCCCGGATCTGGTCCTCATCCGTGGTGGCATCATTCCGGCCATGCGTGGTGTTGGGCAGCTTCCGGCCAGGGCGGCAGGGGAATACCCGAAACCCTTGGGCGGCGTAGGCCAATGCAGCATCTAGAAAACTGTTTTCCATCCTGATCCTCCCCAACGCCCCAAGCCCCGCCAGGCTTTGGGCCTGGTCGGGGTGCTGGGCGCCGGGTTATTGGGGGATCAGAATGGCATTTCGTCAGACGGGGGAACCGCCAGAGTCTGCTGGACCGGCTTGGCCGGGGCCTTGCCCCATGGGGCTTTGGCCGGCGCTTTGGCCACCGGCTGGGGTGCCGGGGCGGCATCCGGATCCTGGGCCGGCTTGTAGCCCTTGATTTCATTCCTCACGATGCCATCCGGGCTGGTGGTCTGCACCACCCGAACCACCAAGGCCTCCCCGTGCAGATCCTGGGAATCCTCCGGGTTGGGGATCCCCACGGCCCGGCAGATGCTGGCCAGCTCACCCTTGGCAATTTCCACCGCCACGGGGTTGGGATTCCGGAGATTTAGCCGGCTCCAGAATCGCTGGTTCTGGTATCGGCCCTCGATCACCTTGAATGAAAACTCCAGATAGCTCCCAGTCCCGGCCCGGGTTTGCTTTTCCTCACTGCCCACAATCTCCACCAGGTAATCCCCAGCCGGTACGGCATCACTGCCACCGCGGGTGATTTCCACCTTGTTTGCGTCAAATCCTGCGAGTCTCATTACCCCTACCCTCCAATTGCACTGACAAAACTTTCCCATGAGAGGGGGATCTCATTGGGCAGACTGAAACGATTCTTGGCCACGCACGATGGCCCCCCCACGCACCGGAGCACCCTTTCCTCCCCGGATTTCGATGTGGCCGCCAGGTGTCTGACACCACCACGGCCCTGTTCCTCGGATACCCTGATCCGCCTGGTGGCAAACAGCAGGGCATCACACCACTCCGAAATCACCCCACTGGCCAGCTTGTGCAGGCGCGGGCTGTATCGGTCATAAGCCGGGCTTTCCGGATCCTCGAACCGCTCAATCTTGGAATGAGCCACAAGGATAACGGCCATGCCTTTCGATTCCCGGAGCCGGTCCATTTGCTCCAGCAATTCCCGCCAAAACTTCAGGGCCAAGGTGTAGCCCTGCCCGTAGCCGAATTGGCTGATATCTTCTTTCTTTTGGCTTTTGCACACATAGTCCCAGATCAGGCGCTCCAGCCAGTCCAGGGAATCCAGCACCACGGTTTGGTACTCATGCTCCTGAGTTTCCAGCTCCAGAAGGTCCGCCTGGACATCCTCCAGCCGGGTGGCCACAGGAAACTTGTCCGTCTCAATCTGGCCCAGCCCGTCCTCTGTCTGGATCACCACCGGGCTGGGGGCAGAGCAAGCAAAGGTGCTTTTTCCAATGCCTTCCACCCCGTAGACCACCAGCCGCGGGGGCAAGCTTGTCTTGCCCCGTTGGATCCGCTTCAGCCTGCTCATTCCATCACCCTCCTATGGTTACCCCTCAGCTCCCCCTTGCACACCACGCACACCGGGCGACCGTTCCATTCCCCGCCGATCTCAGAAAGCTTGCCGATGCTCACAAGCCGTTTGAGCTTGGGCATGGCCTTGATCAGATTGCCCCTGGCCATGACGCATAGGCACCAAGAGCAGTGGGCCACCTTCAATGCCAGGGGCAGCTCCACGGTGATCCCGCGGCCATCGGTGTAGGGCACATATTGGGTTTCTGGTCTTGTGGTCATTTCAATTCTCCATAAGCTCTTTAAGAATCAAAACCCCTTCGTTAACTGCTGCCATTGCATCCGTTGAACCTCCACGATCTGGATGAAATCTTTTTGACATTCTTCTGAGCCAGTCATTTGGCAAACTAGTTTTTGTTGGATTGGCGCTTTGCGTTTTCTGAGCACATGCGCCGCAAACCGTAGCTTTGCTAAAACAGCAAACACACATTCCAATCAAAAACCTTCGCCTTATTTCGTTCTTTACTTCCTGGCGTAAATGATCTTTAAGGCCATCGCAATCCTCCAAAACAAAACCCAAATAGCTGGCAGGTATTTCTTTGATGTCTTTCCCCTTGTATTTCCCCCAAGGCATCTCCATGACTACCCCCTCATTTGATTACCCTCACACTTATTTCCCCATCGTGGTGGTAGTAACTCACCGCCACCTCTGTCCGTGTTCCCGCACAGCCCGCGCACAGGGCCAGCATGAGTAAGAAACGCATCTCAAACCTCCCCTTCTGTCTTGCAGCCGTGGCACAGCCCGCTTGAGGTCACAGGCCCCAAAGCCCCGCAAGCATCACACCGGATTTCCCCAGGCATTGGGCTGTTAAGCCACCATTCTTCCGGTGAGGTGTCCGGGGCCATGTTCACCCCGTCCAGGTCCATCTCCGCCACCTCCCGGTAGACCAGCTCACAGTGGTCCGGGTTGCCCATGGGCTCCCAATCACCCCGCTGCCTGGGAAACCCACGGGCAAGCTCCCGCTGGCGCATGAGCTGGCCGCCGACAATCTGGAGAAACACCCGCGGGGGCCACGGCACCTGAGGGGTGGCCAATCGGTAGGCATGTTCTGTGCTCGGATCCTGGCGCCCGGTGTGGTTCCACCTCCGGAGGAAATCCACGATGTGGCGGGCATGGGCTTGTAATTCCCAGCTTTTCATTCCCAGCCCTCCGCAAGGATTTCCAGGAGGAATGCCTCGGCCTTTTCCATGGCCTCATCCCTGGTGCTTTCCACGCCTGTGGCAGTCCAGGCCATGTGGCCAAGGTTTCGGCTGGCAGACCATTCCCAGCCAGTGCCGGATTGGCTCCGGGAAACCCGGATCTGATCTCCCAAAATCTCAGCCATTGGTTTCCCTCCGGATGATGGTGGGCATGAGCTTTTCCCGGAGCACCTCGACAGACCGCGGGGCCTCAATGCCCAGGCGTATCCGGCCTTTGTCGATCTCCAAAATTTTCACCCTGGCATCACCGATCTGGAGCCACTCGCCATCCTTAATGGTCAAACAAAGCATGGATCAGCCCTCCTGGCTTAAGCGCCAAACATAAATCAACCGTGCGTGGTTCTTTTTCCGGATGCTCTTGGTGAGCTGTCCGGTCGGCTCAAAGTCTGGGTGTTTGAACAAGCTGCCGGCAGCCGGTCCCATGGAGTGGATGCCATGGAAATTAGAAAGGATCTGGCCCACATCGTCCGCGGTGCATGAGCCGGAAATCCGGCACAGCTCCCGGGCAATGTCCCGGGCCAGCTCAAGGATGTCCGGCTTGGCTTGGGCCGCGGCTGCCATGCCGTGGCTTTTCATGGCCTCACTGGTGAGGCTGGAAAATGTTGCTTTTTCCACGGCTCACTCCCCCACCGGGAAGGTGTAGCCGCGTTTCATAAGCTCAAATTTCATGGCCTCAACCTGGCGGGTAAGGTCATGGAGCTGGGCTGTGAGGTGGGAAATGGTTGTCTTGCGAATGTCTGGCAGATCTCTGCCGTAGCGAACCTTTTTGCCTTCAGCCTTGGCTTGCAGGCGCTTCCACTTCCAGTACCGAATCCGCCTGTCGGAAACCGATTCCCCAGGTATTTCCTGAAATACTTGGGCAGCCTTGCCCGTAGTTCCTTGCATGGAATTTCCCCTTAAACAGCCGTAAGAATGGCTGTTTTCCCCGTGCTTTTTTTTGGAAAAGGTGCCGCCGGCTAGATAAGAAATGCCGGATGGCTTTGACGGATTTGGGGAACCGGGGGTAAAATGCCGGTGCCACCTGTAGCGGGTGTGAAGTCTGGGCCTCGGTCCAGGCGCTGGGCCTCAGAGTTCGCAGCTCTGAGGCTCAGTTTTTTACCGCCTGGCTTTGGTCAGCTTCACCTGGCTGGCTGTTCTCAGGTAGTGGTCAAGCTCTCCCGGGTGCCACACCCGTCTGGCTCCAACCTTTACGCCACCTGGGAAACTGCCAGCCGATACCAACCGGTGCAATGTTCTCCGCGATATTCCCACCAGTCGGCAGACATCCGCGGGGCCGTATAACACCGGAAGGCTTGGGCTGCCTTCCATTTTCGTTCAGTTGCCTCCTTTGGCCTTTCTTGTCCATAACTGACATCGTCAATTTAAGGCCGTTGGTTTTCATATTCAAATTGCCAATTACAAAAAAAACCTAAGTCCAAAAAAAACAGGCGCTTAAGTGACCACAAAGCTATTCAAAAGCAGAATCAATCTCCTTTCTAGACCTAACAGGGCTCAGATGGGCGTAATGCTTGGAAAGCATGGCCAAGCTTTTCCACCCGCCCATCCGTTGAACCAGTAGCACGGAAACACCTTTCTCCAGCAGCTCCGTGGCGCCACCGTGGCGGAAAGAATGGATCACCAGCTTTCCCTCCGTGGTTACCCGCGGAATCCCGGCCAGCTCCAGGTCATGGTCCAGGAGCTTGTGAAAATTGGCATCATTGATCTGGTTAAACACACCGGCACCGGGTGGGCATTCCTTGACCAGCTTTTTCAATTGGGGCACCAGCCGCGGGGGTAAAGGTATCTGTTGATCAATGCCGGTCTTGCTGAGGTGGGCCCGGAGCATGACAAAGGGGCTTTGCCCGAGGTTGAAATCCTCGGGCCTTAAGCCAATCAGGGCATTCCGTCTGGCAAGGGTGCAAAAGGCCAAGGCATAGAAAATGCCACGGGGCCACGGGGCAACCTTCTGGAGCTGGTCCACCTCATGGCGCCTGGCTGGCCGCCGGAGCTCCTTGTATGTGATTTTTATTTTTGGGACATCAGGAATTGAGGCCAACAGGTTTTCATGGTGGAGCCATTTGAGAAAAACCTTCAGCTGCACCCTTTGGTGGTGCTTGACCATCCCCCCCACGGGCGCATCCGCCCATTTCTCCCATGCAGCTTTACTTAGCCCACGGATATCCAACACCGAGCCCACCCCCAAACTGCCAAGGGCTTTTCTCAAGCTCACCTGGGCGCTTTTTAGGTATACAGCCGTACACCTGCTCCTTGCACGGTGTTTCCAAAACCTTTCCAGCAGATCCGAAAAATTTTCCCCAGACTCGGAAACAGGAAAAACCAAGCCAGCCCGGATCTGGTCCTCACGGGTCCGTAGCTTGGCCAGCATCATTTCCGCGGCTGTCTTGTCTCGGCAAAGCTTCACTGTTTTGGTCTGGCCATTGGCCAGCTTGAGGCTGGCGTACCATTCCGGCCTCACCACACGGGCCCGGCCCGTGGCCGTCAGATCACACCACACCCCGCGGCCATCCACCTGGATGAGGGCCTGGTGCTTTCCCCTGTGCATCCGTGAAGGGGCCCCAGGGGGAACCTTTCTGGTCTCGTGTTTCTTCCGCATCCGTGCCATCCATCGTGCCAAACTGATTGGCACATGGTGGCATAGATCGGCACACCCATGCAATAGTTGGCACAAAAAACCGGGAAAAATTATTGGTTGGTCTGTTATTGTAGGCAATTACGGATGACTGGAAGTGACTGGTAGTATGGGAAAAATGCTTAGTTTTTAGCTGTTTTTCCCTGTCGTGCCATCTGTCGTGCCAACAAAAATGGCTTAGGGTGTTCAACCTTGAGCCATTTTTGTTTTTCCTTTTTTAATGGTAAAAGGAATCCTGATTTTTACTTATTTGGAGCCAAGTCCCATGGCCAAGATCACCGAACCATCCAGCCAGCCCGCGGAGCCCATTTCTGATCTGGTCTGGGCGCTGAAATATGTTGGCGGGGCCGTGGCTGCCATTGGGCTGATCGTTTCCTTGACACCGCTGGCGATTGGCCTGCTTTCAATTTTTTCTGATGTCGGGCTTAGCGGAGCTTTTGCCGGTGCCATTGGCTCCGTTTACCTTTTTGCCATGGGCTTTGCTGCCATCAGCCTGGGTGGCATCCTTCATGTGCTGGTCAAAATTCTGGAAGAATTGAAAGCCAGATAAAGCAAAAGCCCCCGGCATCCATGCCGGGGGCTTGTAAGGCCATGAGGGGGTACCGTATCACCCTCATCACTCGATCAAAACCGAGACTCTACTTTTCACCAGTGAGGGCTGGCAAACGGTTTTTGAGATAATGGCCTTGGCTCAGGAAAATACCCGCTTCAGCAAAAGCTGGATGGCAAAGTCCACAATGAGCACCCACGGCACCAGCCCCTGCTTGGCCTCTGGTTGCTCATGCTGTGCCAGGGCTTGCTCAAGGGCCTCAGCCACTTTGGTCTCCATGGGGCCGGGATCCATGCCTGGCACACCACTGGGAACCTGCCCCACCACCTTGGGGGCCACGGCCAAGCCGGCACCGTAGCCCACCAGGGTCCAGCCCGCGGCCAGCACCTCACGGCCCCACTCCTGGCGCCCGCGGACAAAGTCCAGCATGATGGCCACGCTCTTGGCCGGGAAGTCCACCGGCAACTCACAAGGATCCGCCATTCTCCACCTCCTTTTTGCAAACACATCGGACCACAAACCTAGAACACCCAGAACACCTGGCCGGCATTGGCTTGCTCCTGTGCGGCCTTGGCATGGCACCACGGGGCAGGCTCCTCCGGTGCCGTTTCAAATGATCCACCGGAGCTTTTTGGCCGGGAAACCATCCACCGCGCTGAATGCCCAGGAATCCTTTTCCCCAAGCATCTTGTTGATCACCGCGGCCTCTGCCCAGAATCCTTCCGGCCCGGGGTTGCCCCAGCCCACCGGCCCCGTGTGGGCATTGGCTCCCCAGGAGTTGTCAATTCGGCCATATTCCTTGCCACCCTCAATGTGGTAGCCGCACAGGCACATACAGTGGGCCCAGGAGCCGGAGGCCTTGGCCACCCCGCGCTCATCCCGTTTCATGCTGAAACCTTGCCCCGAGCACACCGCAATTCCGTACCCGCTGGCCAGCATCCGCTTGGCCTCCTCCCAGGTTTTCACTTGCGTGGTTTGCCGGATAGGGTGGACCTTGGCCAAGGGCTCCAGGTCATTGGGCACACCTGTGGAACCCCACGCCTTGCACCGGGCCTCAGAGTATTGGCGGAGGTCATAGGTGGCCTTTTCGGTCTTGTATTCCAGCCGGCCAAGGATTCCGTATTTCCGGCACCAGTCCGCGGCCCACGCACCCACCGAGCCATCACCCCTGAGCCGGCCCCCGCCAATCTCCACCCGGCTTCCGGCGTAGATCACCTCGGTGCAGAGGTCCAGAAAGCTTTCCGGCTCACCCACCGCAATCTCCGCGCACATGCTGTATTCCACGGCCCTGGCTGTGCCAAAACTGACACAGCTCCCCACCTGCCCCTGGTTCCGTGGTGGCAGCAGGCTGCCATTAACAGCCCGCGCCACATCCCACAGGTACACATGGTCCGGGATGTCCTCCACCTGGCCGGCTGGGGTGTCCCCCGCCACAGGGTATGGCAGGGTTGGGAGGATGGCCTCCACGGCCTCATCATCCCTCACCCAGCCTTGTGGGTAGTTGTCACTCATTGCAGGCCCTCCAGGATGGTGGCCACACGGGCCAGCTCTGCCCGGGCCTTGGCCCTCAGGGCCTCATCCATGACAAGCTCAGGGTTTTCCCCCAAGGTGCTCCGGAGGTGCTCGGCAATGGTTTCCCGGATGGGCTGGATGGCCGTGGCGGGTATCCCGCGGCTTTGAGCCCGGAGGGCTGCCTCCAGTTGCCCCAGGGTGGCCACGGTTGCCGGATCCACCGCCCGGAATACCTTGGCCAGGCTGGCAGCCATCTGGGCCTTGTTTGCCTCCTGTAGGCCGCCAAATATGCCGCGGATGCTCATGGCCAATGGATCAGGCCCTGGCGGAGTTGGTGCCGGGGGATTGGGCGCCGGGGGAACCGGGGCCGGGCCGGGTGGTGCCCCACCGATCACCACGGTGCAGAGCACCGGATCACTGGGGGCATCCCCGGCAGCCGTGTAGGCCAACACCCGATACCTTCCGGGCTGGGCAGCCACCACCACCGTGGCTTTGGTGTTGGCCAGCAGTGCCGGGGGGAACACGGACAGCCCGGCATCCAGAGGGTAAAACTTGACCACCTTGCCGGAGGTTTCCGCCAGGATGGTCACAAAGCTCCCAACCTCCCCGCGGACCTCCGCCGGGAGCTTGAGATCCTGGCCGATGGCCAGCAGCAAAAAGAAGATCATTCCCGTTTCCCCTTGAGGCATTGCAGCTCATTGATTCGGGTGTGGATTTCCCGCTGGCAATCCGCGATCACTTCCAGGGTTTTTTCCAGGGATGTCAGAAAGGAAAAATGCCTATCCCTGAGTGGCACCACCACCTGTGTGCCGATCCATATTCCACAGGTCCAGATGGCATATCCGAGGGCCAGAATGATCACAACCGGGAGGCCGAGGTCTCGGATAATCTGGACATAATCCATTGCAGAAACTCCGGCCACAGGGTGTCTGTTCCCCCATGCCGAGTATTGCAAACGGGCCGCACGGTCTGGCTAGTTCTGCACCAGCAGATCCGTGATGTATGCCAATGAAAGGGTGTCATTTGAGCTGGAAATATCTGAGCCAAAATCAATAAAGCAGACCAGCTCATCTGAACTCGATGCCCCACCGCGGGCCTTGTACACCACAGCCCCACGGGCCGTGATGGTGGAGGATGGCCAGGATGGCAGGGAAAAGCTAACCGACACTCGGTTATTGGTGTTGTCAATGCTGTTGAGGGTCAGGGTGCAAGATGCCCCGCCGCTGGTGTAACCGGTCCCGCTCACTTCGTTGGTGATGTCACTACGCCGGGAATGGCTTTTGGCCGCGGTGTAACTGGATGTCACCAGGAGCATCTTGAATGAGTCCACATCCAGATCCACATTGCCCTTGAGGGCATCATGGTAAAGGCTGTTATAGATCAAGCTTGCCATTGGTAATCCCGGCAGGTCATGCAGTTTTCCACCCCGGCGCTTTTTGGTCCGGTACGCCTGCACTGGCCATGGATGGCGCATGAGTAGGTGGCAGGGCAGGCACATTCTGGATTGATGGGCAACCGATCCCCCATGTGCAGGCATGGCTTTTTTGCCCGGTCCAACATTTGGCGCCTGGATTCTTCAGAAATCCCAGATCCACCCCAAAGCCGGTTGTATTGGGGATCCGTCAAAAACAGCCAGCACACGCGGCATGGGCATTCCCTGGGATCAGCCGGGCATGGTTTCACAGGGTGAAGGTAACCGTCCAGGTGCCGATCACCACATTGGAGGAGTTGTAAATTTTCCCGGCCCCAAAGGTAATGCTAAACGGTGAGCAGGTTATGGAGGTGGCTTGAGGTCCGCCGAATGAGTACAGATAAGCTTTTCCTGTACTGCTACAATCGCAAACATCTATGCTTCCCAGGCTGTCATTTTTTAAGAAAAAATATAGATTTAAGCCGGAGTTGTAAAAATAGAATGCTTTTGCCTGTTTTGGCACCAGTCTGGTGGTTGGTGGGGATACAGCCGAACAGCTTGCGGAAAATGATGTGAACCTGGTGCCCATGGTCAGGTAATAGTCATCCGCAATAATCTCAAGGGTTTCCGATGCCGGCAAGCAGTAATCCGCCAAGTTATGGGAGCCGGTAGCCGTCAGGTTAAAGGTGGCATAAAGAGTGACCGGCACCGAATTGTCCACAGCCCCTGGGCAAGCTCCGGATGCCCCGAAAATAGCCTCCAAGAATCTTACATTGGAACAGCATGGGGCACAGTTGATGGCCGTGGTGGTTGAGCCACCAGATGCCCCGGATGCTCCGCCAGTGGGTGCCAGGGTGTAGGTTGGGTTAGATCCAAAGGACTCGGAAACTGATATGGTTGCGCCAGCCATCAGAGCTTTTCCTTGGTCACGCTAAGTGAGCCACTGGTGCAAGTGATGCTGGTAACTACTTCTCCAGGCGAATAAACCACATAAATTGGCACCTTTGGATCAGACTGGCTTGCCCCGGTTTCATCCATGCCGGCCAGCTTTCCAAAATACCGCCGGGTGGTCAGGGCTTTGGAATTCAGCTCATAGATCCGGCAATCCCCGCCATCCGTGAATGCTTTGGTGGTGTTGTCCCAAAACTGGACCTTGCCAGGCCAATAGCCACCAGTCTGGGCCCCAGTCACCCGAACCACATTGATGGGGGGGGCCTCCCCAGCCTTGGGCCGGAGCCGGTTGCCCTCCCGGTATTCCCCAATCTCATTGCCTTCCCAGGCGCGGAGCATATCCCCGAGCCGTCCGGCTGCCTTGTCATCTATTAGGTATCCAGCCACGGTGCTAACCTCACAATGGGGTTGGGAAGGTTACCCGCGGGTAAACATTGAAAGTGAGATAATTGGGAGATGCCCCCACCGCGGCCTTGGCCCCGGCTGTGGTCAAAAGGGCTGGCTGGTCCACCTTGTATCCCGTGGCATCGTCCACGATGGGCACCAGCTTGCCACCCCTCAGCTCCCGCAGGCCCTGGTTGAGGATCTCCACCTCCCAAGTGGTCCGGTAACCCCAGACCAATGTCCAACGCCAATAATTTATTCCGTTTTCGTATAAAAATTGAGCTGATAGGCTGTTGAGCTTTGCCTGGCCCGGGTTGGCCGTGTAAGCCCCGATCACCATGGTGTTGGAGTTGGTGCAACCAACCGAGCCAAGCCAGGCACCGCTTGGGGCATTCAATGAGTTGAGGCCCACCGTCAATGTGGCCTCAGGCCTCTGGATTTCAACCGGGGGCAAGAATGGATCCCCCGCGGCATTCACCACGGCATTGCCATCCTTATCTTTCCACACCGCATAAGGGTATGTAGATGTGGCCACACTGTAATCATTTGGACGGGTTGTGGGGTTTGCCGATCTGCTGGCAGGGGCCACGCCTTGCTGCTGGCCATCAATAGCTGGATTACCTGTGCCACCGCCCGCGGCCAGGTCTGGGTTGTAGCTGTACTCAGCCGTAACACGCCACAGGGTTGGATCCTGAGAATCTTGAACCGGGCTGAGCCGCACACAAAAAGCCGCGGCATCATCTGGGTGCTGGCTGAAAATCAACGGCAGGCTGGGGTGGGATCCGGCATAGGCTGGGCCATACAAGCCAGCATCCGTGCCCACCAGGAATACCCGGGTGTATGTCCGCTGGAATTTGGAATCCACCGAGGCCTGGCGCCCCTCATGGATTTCGGCAAATAGCGTATAAGCCACCGCTCACCTCTTACTTGAAGGCCACCACACCGGGTCGGGCATTCTCAAAGGCCGCAATGGCCCGCTCCTGGGCTGCCAGTTGCTGCTGGGCCAGCCGGTTGGCAAGGTCCAAGGCCCCCTTGATCCTTTGCTGGACATCCTGCCCTTGCTCACCAAACCTGTTCCGGAGGATGGTTTCCATGGCAGCCGCGGAGCCCTTATCCGCCCTCGATGCCTGCCAGCTTGTTCCCACCTCATTCTCTTTCAGGAAATCCATGATCTGCTTGCCAGCCTTGCGTTGGAGCCCGGCCTCCACGCGGCCCAGCAGGGGATCCCCCTTGGCCAGCCGGGCCCGGGCATCCTTGAGCTGGTTGCCCACATCCTCCATGGTTTTCTTGAACTGCTCGGCAGGCGTGGCGAAATTATCCTCCATATCCAAGGCCATTTTCTCAAAGGTGCCCTTGGCAATCTCCAGCCTGGCCGCGGCTTGCTTAACCTGCTCTGCCAAGGCTTTGGCGCCGTCTTTCAGGGTGTCAAACACCCCGCCGCCAAACAGGTTTTCCATGCCCATCTTTCGTGCCCGCTTGTCATCATTGGCGGCAGCATTTCCGCGGACCTTGCCCCAGAATTCTTCCAGGCCTTTTTGACGGTCCAGGAAATCCATGTTCCGGTTGAAATCTTTGCGGGCCAGCCGGTTTTCAGCCTTGCCGATCTCCTCATCCGTTGCACCGGTTGCCCAGCCCTTGATCCCGCCCTCAAGGATGGCTGAGGCTTTCTCAATCGCAAAAGTCACATTGTCTAGGATCTGGGTAAGGCTGTCCCCCAGCTTGAGCATGGTCATGGAAAACTGTTGGCCCACCTCAAAGGTCACATCACGGATGAGCCTAAAGCTTTTCTCAATCCCCTCCGCTTTATTCTTTGGATCAATCACCGGGAGGAATGTGTCTGCTATTTCCTTGACGATGTCACGGACAGCCGAGAAAGCCCCGCGCAAACCGGCAGCCACCGCGGCCCAATCAAAGGCCTCCAGGAATAGCTTGGAGATTTCCCGGAATGTGTCTTCCATGGTGGTCTTTAGCCGGGCCACCTGCCCCTCAAAGGATCCAAAGAAACGCTGGGCCGCCTCACGGGCTTTAGGGGAATTGCTGGCCGCGTCGATGGCCTCGATGGCCTGGGCGGAGCTGACAGCACCACGCCGAATGGCCCGGATGGCCTCCTCCGTGGTGTAGGCCTTGCCGGTAACCTTGCTCAGGCTGTCCCCCAAGGCTCCGAACACATCCAGGCCCTGATCCTGGAGGCCCATGAGGGCCCCCTCCGTGGCTGTGCCGGCCCGCATGAGCTGGTTAATGGATCCGGCCAGTGAGCTCATGCCCTGGGCGCCCAGCAGCTCCGCCGCGTTGCCCATGCGCTCCAGCACCGTGGCGGCAGCCCCCGCGGACAGCCCCACGCTGGTGAGCTTTTGCAGGCCATCCACCATGCCGGCAAAGCTCTGCCCGGTTTCCATGCTCTGCTGGCGGACATCCTCCAGCACCCGGCCAGCCTCCTCCCAGGAGCCGGTGACATAGGCCAGCCTGATCTGGGTGGTCTGGAGCTCAGCCCCCAGGGCGGCAAATGCCTCCACGGCACCGGCCACCTTGCCGATGCCACCGAGAAATAGGTCTAGCTTGGATTTCAGCTCAGTCCATTTCATGCCGGAGGAGCCGGCAGCCTTGCCCCCCTGCTCCGCTTTTTGGTTAAGCTTGTCCACTTCACCTGTGGTCTTTTTGGCTGAGTTGCCAACCTGCTCAAAACCGGCCACGGCCTCTTGGCCCTGAAAGCCAACCTGAACATTAACCCGGCTCAGGCTGGCCATCCGGTTTGCCCCCGCTTAGTGCCCTGAAAAATGCCCGGATCTTGGCCGGGTCTGTCGGTGTTGCCGTCCTGTCCCCATACTCCGGCACAAAGTCTGAAACCTTCACCTGGCTGGACCACGGGGCCGCGGAGGCCCAGGCGCCAATGGCCGCCTGAAAATCTGCCCGGTACTGGCCCCACGGCTCCACCCGCAGAAGGGCCATCCACTCCGCATACTCCGCGGAGCTCATGCCCTCATCCAGCTCCGCCACCGTCCGGCCCAACATGGCAGCCAGGGCAAACTTGGCCCGCCGGTCTGGCCGCCTGGCTAGTTTTTTTCCAGGCTCTCGACATCCTCTTTCAAGAGCCGATTGAGCCGGCAAGCCGCATCAAAAACCTTATCCACGCCGGAAGCTGGCAGGCTGGCCACATCGTCCACCTGATCCTCACCAAACAGCAAACCGCCACCAGGCACACAGGCCGTGAGAACCACCAGGCGGGCCCGGAAATTCTTGAACTTGGCCGGCCCCGTGGCGGAAACCTGCTCCCCCTCAAACTTGTCCCGCTGGCCCGCGGTCAGCTCCCGCACATGCACTGTGAGGCCCCATTCTGGAACCTGCACGGCCTCTGTCTTGAAGGCCTTGCGGGCCTTGGCCAGCACATCCGCCCCCGTGGTAAACCCCTCAGCGATCATCCGCCCACCCCCTCACTCACTCAAACCCCGGTCACTTGGAAATTCACCGTGTAGGTCAAGCCCTCATCACTCTGGCTAACCTCCGGGGTGGTAATCCCGGAAATGTAACCCACCAGAGGATCCAAAGGGCTGGTGGTGTCATCAAATGAGCCCGGCAGATTCACGGTCACGGTGTTCCGGAGATAGGTGGCCTTCCGGTCCTTGAGCACCTTGTATTGATTGGTGGCCGTGGTGGTGTCATCCAGGAAAAAGGTGATTGAGAAGGTACCAGGCTCCTCACGCTTGCTGGGGCGCTTGATCAGCTTGCCCGAGGTGCTCACAGGGGTGACATCACCAAAGCCAAGGGTGCTTTCGTTGGCTGTTATGGTCTTCACATTGGCCAAGCTCACGCTGGTGCCGCTGGCCGTGCTGGTGTCAGAAGTGAGCCAGTATTGAAGGGTGGCAGTGGTGCCAGCCGGGAAAACAATATCCGCCATGTTCAGCTCTCCTTGTAGGTGCCCGTCAGGTCAATGTCTACAGTCCGCGCCGCCTCGTCTGAGCCGTCATCGAACACCTCAGCCGAGCTGGTTTCATCATCTACTTGCCATTGGAATATAAGAACCGAGCCAACCGATTGACGGCTCGGGGTGGCCCGGATCTGGTCAGCAATCCATTGGGCCGATGTCTGGGCCGCGGCCCTGGTCATGGCCACCACGGTGAACTGCACACGCTCAGTGGTTGCCAGCACATTGCCGGCCACATCCCGCGCCCTGGTCCGGCTGATCTGCTGATAGGTGGCATAAGGCATGGAACCGCCCACCGGGTTGGTGTCCGGGTGGATGCCACCGGGCAGGGCTGCCGCGTAGCCCGTGCGGGCCAGCAAATACTCCCGGGCCGTCTTGCCTAGCTGGCTCATTCCGCACCCCCAGCCTGCTCCAAGGCCTTGGCCAATGCCTTGGCCTCAGCCGCGGATTTTGCAGCAAACAGCTTGGCCAGCTCGGCATCCAGGGCCGCCTTGGTTTCCTCATTGATTTGGCTTTTGGCCTCATCAAAGCTGGGCCGGAGGAATGGCTTGCCTGGCACCCGCTTCACCACCTTGCCCCGGATCTTGAGGTTGAAACCACGCTCCACCAGGTGGGCATATTTGCTGGGCACCACCTGCACCATTTTTTTGGTCCACGGGCTGTAGGCCTTCACCTCCGGCATTTCCTTCTTTCGCCTGGGGCCGGCCATGGCATACACCTGGCCATTCTTTCTGTTCACTCCCACCTTGGAGCCAATGCTCTTTTTCAGCATCCCCGTGGTGCCGGTCTGGAAATCCCTCTGGAAATACCTTTTGGCTTTCTTCTTGCGCTTCTTTGCCCCCAGGATTTTTTGCTCCAAGGTTTTGAACACGCTGGAGGCGGCATCCCTCAGGCTTTCCTTGAAAGTTGCCTTCCGCTCACGCTTGAATTTTTTCTTGTTGTTTGGCACCTTCTCCCGCATGACCTTCATAACCTTGGTCATGCTTTTCCGGCCCGCCCGCTTGAGGGCAGCCTTGAGGGCCTTGGGTGCGCCATCAAACTGGGCAATCAGGGCCTCGATGCCATCCAGCTTGGCAATGTATGCCCAAGTTTTGGTTGTCTTTGGCGCTTCCACTCACGCCTCCTGGCGCTCTTCCGCCTGGATCACCAACCACTGGTTGCGCTCATCCACATTCACCGGGGGCGCCACAAAATGCAGCACCCGGGCGCCAAACAGGGCCCGATTGGTGGAGGAAACACCGGCCAGGTATCGGATGGTGATGGTGTGGGTGGCTGTGATCTGTTGCTCATTGGCCACGGCACCCTCACCGCCGCCCGCGGGCTCAATCTGAGCCCACACCGTGCCGTAAGTGCTCCAGCTCCTGGCGGGCTGGCCGTAGCTGTCCGCGGCATCCGTGGGGGCCTGCAAGTCGATCCGGTGCCGGAGCTGGCCGATGGGTGGCATCAGTAGGCCCCATCCGAATAGATCCGGAGAATGCTGTCCACGGCCAAGGGCAGTTCCGTTCCCACCTGCCCCACGGCCATCCGGTTTTCAAACCAGTGGGCTACCAGCATGAGCACAGCCTGGCGGAGGAGCTCCGGCACACTGGCGGAGGTGGCCCCGTAGCCGGCCACAAAATCAACCTCCACAGCCTTGGCCCGGTCCAGCTCAGTCAATGGCCAGATGGTGAATGGATAAAGCTGGAGGCTGGGCGGGTTATTGTCCAGGTCCAGAAAGTAATCCTCATCCACCACAGCCGTCTGTTGGATGCCGTCCTGATCGTAGTAACGCACCCGCGGCATGGCATAGGCATAAGCCCCGCCAGCCGAAATAGACGAAACGGGGCTCCGTGGCAGCTCCACAGGCCCCGCCGGAAATTCATTGAATGACCAACGGAAAGTCTGGTTAATCAGACTCCGCCGGGTCATTTTTTCCACCATATCCGTGGCGGCAGACACCAGCCCCGAGATGAGGGTATCCTCCGCGGAGCCATCCACCCGCAGGTAGGCCTTGGCATCCGAGAGGCTCACGGCAGGATTGGCCCGTGCCGTGATCACCTTGAGGCTGAGAGTCTGGCTCATTCTTAACGCTTCTCCCGCTTGGCCGGCTTGGCGCTGGCCTCAGGGCTTTCCACCTTCCGGGATTCCAGGGGGATGGCCCGGCCAGCTTCCACCAGCCGGGCACCCTCCGCGTCATCCACCTCGGCAATGTCACCGGGAATCCAGGAGAAGGCATCCCCCGCCATAGATTCCAAAATCTGCACCTTCATGCTCTTTCTCCTTCCCCGGTGTCATTAGGCCTGGGTGAGGCGCTTGATGGCCGCGCTCTGGACCACCTTGGCATCCTCAAAGCTGACCACCATGAAGCCCGTCTGGTACTTGTTGGCGTACAGCTCATTGAGGCGGATGAGCTCAAGGCTGCCCACCTGGCGGATGTAGTACTTGGAGAAATCGCCAAACAAGACGGTCTTGTTGGTGGTGGCAATGCTGCTGGCCATGTTGTTGTTGAGGATGACCTCATAACCCAACAGCTTGGGAGCGTTGCCGTTGATGTAGTCGGTGACCAGGGGCCGGCCTTGGCTGTCTTGCAGCTTCAGGATGGCCGCCCAAACCGATTGGTGCATCATGAACTTGGCGTTGGGCCAGTAGGCCGCGTCCAGGCTGTTGCACAAGCTGATCAAATCATTGATCGCAATGGCCGTGGCGGAGGCCGCGGTCACACCAGCAGAGGAGCCGGTTACCACACCCTCGGGCTGACTGGAGCCGGTGCCCGTTGCATGGTAGGCGGATTGCTTGCGCCCGATCCGCTCACCCAGCAAACCACCGATCTCGGTTTCCAGATTGATGCCGGTATCCCTCAGCAGCTCATTGCTGGCAATCACCAGGCTTTCCAGCCGGTAGCTGCTCAGGTTGACGGTGCCAAAGGTGAGATCCACCGCGGTAACAGCCGTACCCTCGGCACCCAGGGCCGCCAGGTTGCTGGTGTCATCAATGGTGGGCATCGGCAGGGTGTTGCCCTCAGCCGTGTTGATCACCCGGGCAACATTCAGCAGGGGATTGAAAAAGGCCTGCTTTTTCTCCAGCTCCGCCAGGAAACCCTGGGGAATGGTGTAGCCACCCGCTGAGCTGCTGGTGCTGTTGTCGCGGGTCTCAGCCGTGAGGGTGAGGTTGGGGTTGAACAAGTCCAGCCCGGTGCGCTGGGCGGCAGCCCGGTGCTCTGCTCCGGCCCGGTTGCCCAACAGCCAGCCGCGGAGGGCCAGGTCCTTGTCCTTGCGGGCGCGGGCATCGTTCAGATCCCGCACGAAAGCCGGGGCAGACCGGCGCCCAACGCTCTGGCGCTCAGCCTTTTCCAAGGCGCTCAGCAGGCGCTTTTGGAGGTCATCCAGGTTGGCGCTGTTCTGCTGAACATCGGGAGCAGGGGCGGGATCAGCCATGGGGACCTCCTCAGCGGCCTCATCAGCACCGATGGAGGCCTCGATTGCGGTGACGCGGGTGTCCAGCTCAGCCACCTTGGCCGTGAGCTGATCCCATGCGGCTTGCTCCTCAGGGGTGAGCTCCCGCTTGTTCAGACCTTCCAGCTTGGCCACCAGATCACGGCGCTCTGCCAGGAGCTGGCGGATTTCATTAGCCTTGGACATATCAATCCTCCCTATGGGAAATCAAATACCTAGAAACCGTAACCAACACCCCGCCCGATCACCTGCCCCAACGCGGGGCCACCCTGTTCCGAACAAACCAGAAATCCCTGGCTTGTTTTGCCTGGTCCAGCCGTTGCATGGACCGCAAGGCCGCCACGGTGTCCGGGTATGCCGGAATGGTCACCACGGAAACCTCGATGAGCTGCACATCGGTGAGGGTCCGGATCCGCACCCCGGCCTCATCCCGGCCCTCCCACTTCTCACCGTTGGGCTCCACCAGAAAAGCAAAGCTCATCTGGCTCACATCCCCACGCTGGAGCAGGGCCCGGAGATCATTGGCGTAGGTGGTTTCCGGGAGGTCGATCTCCACCCGGAGGCCGCGCTCATCCGTGGCAAGCTTCAAGGTGCCGGAGCTCCGGCGCCCGAGCACCTTGGCTGTGTCATGGTCCACCAAGGCCCGTATGTCGGTGTCATCCGCCAGGCTCCGGTCAAAGGCACCAGGGGCCACACGCTCACGGAATCCGCCCAAGTCCTCACTCAAGGGGCCAAATACCGCGGCATAGCCCACCAGCTTGCTGCCCTCGGGCTGAATGGCTGCCACCCGGCGCTCAAAATTCCTAGCCATGGTGTGCTCCTCTGTACTCATGCACCCGGCCCCTGTGGCTGGCGGCATCCATGGCCACCAGTGGGTTGTGGCATTGCCAACATCCCAGGTGCCCAAAAACTAAATGGCACCGCTCACACAGGGGAATCAGGTTGCTGGGCTCCAGCTCCAGATCCGGGCGGATGTGGAAAGGCTCGATGTGGTGAACCTCCAACCCCTTGGCCGTGCCACAGGCCGCACAGGCTGCCCCGTCCAGCACCATAGCCCGGACCTTGCCCCATTGCGGGCTCCGTCTGGCGCTGCCCCAGACCGGGCCGGCAAACAGCCCGCACAGCCATTCCCACAGCCACATCAAATGGCCACCCACTTGAAGGCCCAGGCATGTTCACCGCCAGGCTTGGCCGGGGGCACCAGCTCCCGCTCTTTCTTGATCCCGCAAATGGGGCACCGGTTGGTTTTCCCGTGCTCACAGGCCATGATCTGGTGCTCAGTCATGGCCTCAGCCAAACGCTTGGCCGCCTCACAGGGCTCCAGTTGGTTGGTTTCGGCATCTGCTGGAGCCCCGGCAGTGGGAGCAGGAGGGGATTGGGGTGGAGGTGCCACTCCCACCGCCGGGGTTGCTGTCGGGGCCGATGGGCCCGCGGGCGCCTGGAGGGGCTGCATGTTCAACGGCTGGAGGTAGACATCGCCACCCTCCACCGGGTCCATGCCCTCTTTTGCCCGGATGTCATTCACACTCAACCAACCCCAATTTCTACCGATGGCATAGGCGTTGTATCTGGCGGCCAAATCAACCCGGAGGATGGCATCCACCAGGTGCTCCGCGTAATAAGCCGGCTTTTCATGCTTCAGCAAAAGCTTGGCTGAAATTTCCTGTTCCCATCGGATCAGCCACGGGCGGAGGGTTTCCGCCAGAAATGCCATGTTCTCCTGTTCCAGGCTGGCATAGTTGGCCCCGCCTGAGTCTCGGAGCTTGCTGACCGGGATATTGAACCACCGGGCCACCTCACCGATCTGGAATGACCGGGTCTGGAGGAATTGGGCATCCTCCGGGGGAATGCCAATGGTCTGCCACTGCATCCCCTGTTCCAGGAATGCCACGCGGTGGCTGTTGGCAATGCCTGAATGGGTGGCGGCAAAGTCACGCTTGAGCCGGGCAAAGGCCTCATCACTCAAATGGCCCGGCAGAGTGACCACGCCGGATGGCCTTGCCCCCTGGCCAAAAAACTTGGCCCCGAATTTTTCCGCGGCCATGGTCAGGCCAAGGCTGTCCCGGGCCATGGCCACCACGGAATAGCCCTGCATTCCATCAAAGCCCAGCCCGCGGAGGTGGAAAATGTCACGGGCACCAAATTCCATTTGCCCATGTTTCGGGTGCCGGTAGATGTACCGGGGGGCCCCGTCCTCATCCTGATCCACCGTGATGCACTGGGGTGGCAGAATCCACAGGGCCAATGGGCGCCCGAGCACATCCCGCTCGATCTCGGCAAAGCCGTTGCCCCAGAGCAGGGCGTGGGCTTGCAGGGCCTCCCGGAATGGCATGGCCGGGATGTGTTGGTTGGGCTGGTCATGTAGCAGGCCATACAGTGGGTGATCCACTGCCACACGCCGGCCACCATCCTGGCGCTCGTACAGCTTAAGTGGTAGACAAGCCACACCCTCGGAGATCACACGGGTGGCAGCCCAGACCGGGCTGGATTGCATTGCAGTGGCCTCATTGACCACCACCCCGGAATCTGATTCCTGCCCACGGAATAGCGCCGCCAGGGCCGGATCCCTGAGGGAATATCCGCCGGCAACTCTCTGCTCAAGGCCCAGCAGGCCGCGCACTGTTGAGATCAAACCCATGGGAGGCTCCGGGTACTATTGCCGAACCTACCCCAACCCCCGCACGATCACGGCCTCCACGCCGATATGCCCCACTGGTGGTACTTGGCCCCCAGCCGGTCCACCTCATGCCAACCCTTCAGCCAAGTCCTCAGCCCGCTCCGGGCCGGCCCCTCGGTGGGGCACTGGTAGTGGATGGTCTGGCCCTCGATGCCAGACACCACCACATAATGGCCAATGCCATGAGCCGGCGTGGTCAGACACACCACGGGCCGGCCCGAGCTGGTCAACCTGTCAAGGTCTTCCACCTGGAAACTTCCGGCTTGCACCCGGAGGTTTAACTGGCGGAGAAAGGTTTCCACATTGCGCGGGTCCGTGCCATCCACCGGATCACACACCAACCCTTGGAGCTGCTGAGCCGTGGGCCGGCGCCCCAGATACCTGAGGAGCACCCGGACAGCCGTGAGGCCACAGTCATGGTCAGACTGCTGGCGGATGTCCGGGAGCTGGATCATAGGAACCTAAGCCCCCGCTCCTCATACACGCTGGAGTTGGCCACAGCCTGCACCCGGGCCCGAGCCGTGGCCATGATGGAGGCCACCGCCAGATCTATTTTTTCGGTGCTTTTCTTTTTCGATGGCCGATAGTTGCCTTGGCTGTCCGCCTCGATCATCGTGTTTCCCACGCACCACCGGAGCACCGGGTGGCCCGTGTGGCGGAGCTTGCCAGCCAGGGTCAGGGCCTCAAAATCTTTGGCCGCGGGGCTCATGGTGGCCCAGCCCATGCCAAAGGCCACCACCTCCAAGCCATCGCTCAGGAGCTGCTGGGCAAGCTGGGCCGCGTTCCACCGGTCCAGGGCGATGTCCCGTATCCGGTAAATTCTGGACAGCTCCAGCACCTTTTCCCTAATCCGCCCGTAGTCGATCACCTCCCCGTCCGTGATCTCCAGGTGGCCAGATCTCACCCAGTTGTCAAACCGGGTCTTGTTCCGTTTTTCCCGGTACTCCAAGGCCGCCCGCGGGGCCCAGCCAAAGGGCATGAGCCAGATCCGGTCATCCACCGGGAATGCCAGCACCAGGGCTGTGAGGTCCGTGGTGCTGGAAAGGTCCAGCCCCGCCCAGCATTGCCGGCCCGCCAGGTTGGGCATTTCCCCGCGGCATGAGTCCCACTTGTCCAGGGCAATCCACCGGGTTTCCGAGTCTGTCCACTGGTTCAGGTGCAGGCGCCGGAATGCTTGCTCCTTCCCTGGTGAGCTTTGGGCCTCTGTTACTTGTTGCCGGAAATAGTCCGCATGTACCGACACACCGTACCCCGGGTTAGCCTCCCGCCAGGTGCTTTCCTCCCGCCAGTCCCCGTCTGAGGTGTAGATCACCGGGAGAAACCCCGGATCTTCCACGGTGCCATCCAGAATGCTCCGGGAATAGGTGTGGAGCTCCCAGCACAGGCTTTCCCGGTCGTGCCCTGCCGTGGTAATACCAAAGGTGAGGGGCTGGCGCCTGGAGCCCGTGGCCGTGGTCAATGTGTCCCAGAGCTCACGGTCTGGCTGGCAGTGCAGCTCATCAAACACGATGCCCGAGAGGTTGAAACCGTGCTTGGTGGCCGCCTCACTGGAAATGGCCCGATACCTGGCACCCTTGTGGGTCACGATCTCCTTACGGTAGACCGTGCAACGGCTGGCCAGCTCGGGGCAGCCTTCCACCATCTGCTTGGCCATGTCAAAGCAGATGGATGCCTGTTCCCTGTCTGCCGCGGCGCTTACCACCTCAGCCCCGGGCTCCCCATCGGCAAATAGCAGGTACAGGGCCAGCCCTGCCGCCAGGGTGGTCTTGCCGTTTTTCCTGGGTATCTCCACATAGGCTGTTCGGTACTGGCGCAGGCCATCCGGGCGCAGGGTGTCAAACAGGGGCCGCACGATGTCCCGGAGCTGCCAGTCTGCCAGCTCAAACGGCTTGCCGGCATGTTCACCCTTGCCGTGGGTGAGAAACCGCCGGAAAAAGCCCTCCACCTGCTCGGATGGGAGCAGGCGCTTGGGTGGCTCAGGGGCCCGTGGCTGGCGCTTGGGCTTGGAAATGGTCCTGCTCATCCCAGCAGCTTGAGGATGGGGTCTTGAGCAATGGCATCATCAGGAGCCGAGCCAGTCGGATCTTGATTGGCTGCCTTGGTTTTTCTGCTTCTAGGGGTGAGCATCAGGGTAGTAAAAGTGGCCCGGAGCTGGCTTTCCGCATTGCGGAGCTCCCCCCACAGTGGGTGCATGCGCTCAATTCCGCGGTCATCAGCCTGGGTGAATGGTGTCTTGGCTGATTCTTTCCGCATGGCCTCAACGCGGGCAAGCTGGTAAGCCCCCATGATGAGGAGCTCCATATCCGCGGCCCCAATCCCGCTGCCAGATGCCTGGCTAACCCGCTCCCGCAACCGGGCCCAACACTTGCCCACATCCTTTGGCAATCCATCCGGCATGCTGGATTCCATCTTGGGCAAATTATTTACCTTTGGTTTTTTCCCCCTGGCCATGCTTGAACTCTCCAGCCCCCCTGAATAAACCACCACGCCTATATCCTTTGTGATTCGACATAAAGTTGACGCATTTTTGCTTTCAGG